TCTGTTGACAAAATCAACAAGAAAAATACTGCAGAAGGGCGTAAACTACGTGCTGAACGACTGGCTCGTGCTGCTTATGATGCTGCACAATCAACTAGCACTGTGAAATTAAAACTTGATGATTTTGCTATCAAACCAAGCAAAATTCCCGTAACAGACATAGTTTTTAGAATCATGACATGGGACCATATTCCAACAGATGCTATAAAACCCAAAAAAGCCAAGTTGCAGATCGAAGACGATGATGTAGATCCGCTTACAGAATATGATGATGTGGCTGTTGTTGCACCTAGTAAATTTGTCAAAGTCAACTTTCCACCGTTCCAGCACTTCAAGATTGATGAAGAAGGCGTGCCCTACTGTGTAGGCAAAAGCCATTGGCAAGGTGATTTGATCAAGGGCCAATTTAATAGAGAACATGGCACAATGACTAGAACACTAGCACACATGTTTATGAAATTGTGCGAACGCTATGCTACAAGATCAAACTGGCGTGGTTACACCTACAACGATGAAATGCGTAGTCAGGCCTTGTTACAGTTGTCACAGATCGGACTACAATTTGATGAAAGTAAATCGCAAAATCCTTTTGCTTATTACACTGCCGCTATCACTAATAGTTTTACTAGGGTTCTTAATATCGAGAAGCGTAATCAGAATTTACGTGACGATATTCTCGAAATGAATGGTCTGACTCCTAGTTATACCAGACAGGGCATGGGGTCATGGGGTGGCAATCCACAAAGTGGCGATTACAGCGATGATTAATTAGATATGAACAATGTGTATTGTACTGCGCCGTGGAGCGGATTGACTATTAGAGAAAATGGAGACATTCGCACCTGCTGTGTTGGACAAAAAACGTTGGGAAATATTAACGAAATACCAATACAAGATATTGTCACTTCCAAAAAACTTTTGAAAATACAACAAAATTTCAAAAATAATGGAGTGGATAGCATAAACTGTAGCAAATGTTTGCAAGAAGAAAAACAGTCATTGCCGTCACTTAGAGATTACTATAATAGATATTACAATGTAACATCTTTAGATCATTTTAGTCTCAAAGTAATAGACATTAGATGGAGCAACATTTGTAATTTACAATGCATGTACTGTTCGCCTATGTTTAGCAGCGTGTGGGCATCTGCTTTAGAAATAAAAACAAAAACGCGAATCAATGACAGTCATTATGATCAGGTGGCAGAATGGATAATAACACACTCAAGTGACTTAAAAGAATTAATGCTGGTTGGCGGCGAACCATTGTTAATGAAACAAAATTATAAGATTTTGAACGAGATTCCTTTAGATACAAAAATCACTATTATTACAAATCTTTCATATAATCTAGAAGAATTACCTTGTATTGATTCTTTAATAGCCAGAAAAAAGAATTTAGTTTGGAATGTAAGTTTAGAAAATACTGCAAAACAATTTGAATATGTGAGAAATAAAGCAGTATGGACGCAAGTAGAAAATAATCTTTTATATCTAAACAAAAACTTTCCTGACATTGTTTCAGTAAATTTTGTCTACAGTATGTTTAGTGCATTTGACATAGATATCACCATAGAAAAATTAATATCGTTAGGAGTTAAAAAATTTAATTTAATTCCTATTGATTCTAACCAAACTATGGATGTGTTTTTGATGCCAGAACAAATTAAAAAAGAAGCACTTGAAAAATTGAATCGTGCCTTTGAAATTCACCAAACCGCTATTCATCCCGACGATTTACAATATTACAATATTTTTGGTTATGAAGAAATACAAAAGGCATTGAAACTACAAACCAAACCATCTATATCTAAAAAAGATTTTTATGATAAAATTGTTTGGTACGATCAATGGAGTGAATTAAAATTTAATGATTTATGGCCTCATGTAATGGATTTAGTAGACTTGCATTTACAATAAATTTCAAATATAATTAATTAATGTCTAACTTATTCAAACGAGCAGCAGTCTGCACAGATATACACTTTGGATTAAAAAGCAACAGTCAAACACACAATGAAGATTGCTTAAACTTCATAAAATGGTTTACAGCAAAGGCTAAGGAGGAAGGATGTGAAACAGCGTTTTTTCTTGGAGATTGGCATAACAATCGTGCTAGTATCAATATTGTCACTCTTAACTATAGTCTCCGTGCTTTGGAACATCTCAACGACAACTTCGATCGTGTGTATTTCATTCCTGGCAATCACGACTTATATTATCGCGACAAACGTGATATCCAAAGTGTTGAATGGGCTAAACATTTACCGAATGTGGTCATTTGTAATGATTGGCTACACAGCGGTGATGTTATTGTGGCCCCTTGGTTGGTAGGCGAAGACTACAAACGCATACCAAAACTGAGTGCCAAGTACATGTTTGGGCATTTTGAACTGCCCACATTCTACATGAATGCCATGGTGCAGATGCCCGATCACGGTGATGTCAAACGCGAAGACTTTACCGGCATTGAACATGTGTTTACTGGTCACTTCCATAAAAGACAAACACAAAAAAATATTACCTACATTGGCAACTGTTTTCCTCACAATTACGCAGACAATCATGACGATGAGCGCGGCATGATGATATTAGAGTGGGGTGCCGAACCCGAGTATCATGCTTGGCCTGATCAACCTAGATATCGTGTGTATCAATTGAGTGATGTTCTTACTAATACCGATACATTGTTACACAAAGATATGCATGTACGTGTAAACCTAGATGTTGACATCAGTTACGAAGAAGCTACATTTATTAAAGAAACATTTGTTAACACTTACGGACTCAGAGAAATTACACTTATTCCGCAAAAGACTGTTAGTGAAGATATCAATTACGATATCACCGGAAACATCATGTTCGAAAGTGTGGATACAATTGTTACCAATCAACTTACTAACATACAAAGCGAACAGTACAATAAGACACTATTGCTTGACATTTATAGAAATCTTTAATGTTTAAAATACGAACACTTGCAGTTAAAAATTTCATGAGCGTGGGTAATGCTACCCAGGCTGTTCAGTTTGATCGCAGAGATCTTACTCTGGTACTAGGACAAAATTTAGACCTGGGCGGAGACGACACAGGAGCCAGAAATGGAACTGGCAAAACAACCATTATCAATGCGCTAAGTTATGCGTTGTATGGTGCCGCTTTGACCAACATCAAAAAAGACAATCTTATCAATAAAACAAATGGTAAGAACATGTTGGTCACCATTGAGTTTGAAAAGGATGGCACGGACTACAGAATTGAGCGTGGTCGCAAGCCCAACACAATGGCATTTTATGTGGGCGGCCAGGAACAACAAATCACTGACGAAAGTCAAGGTGATAGCAGAGAAACACAAGCAGAAATTGAACGCATGTTGGGTATGAGTCATGACATGTTCAAACATATCGTAGCACTTAACACATATACAGAACCTTTCCTTGCATTAAAGGCCAACGATCAACGCACTATCATTGAGCAGTTGTTGGGTATTACCATGCTGAGTGAGAAAGCGGATGCTCTTAAAGAACAACTGAAAGCCACTCGTGATGCTATTACACAAGAAGAGTATCGTATAAAGGCAGTATCAGATGCCAATGCTAGGATACAAGAGCAAATTGAAGCCACACGGCGTAGACAAACACTATGGACTACCAAGCACACTAATGAAATACAAGAGCTACAAAAGGCTTTAGAAGTTGTGGGCGATCTAGACATTGAACAAGAGCTGGCCAATCACAATTTGTTAGATGAGCATAATACTAAAACTAATAAAATACGAGAAATAACTAAGTGGAAAGTTGCTTGCGAAAGCGACCAGGTAAGATTGCTAAAACAACTAGACAAACTCAAGTCTGAAATTGAGAAACTAGAAAAGCACGAATGTTATGCATGTGGTCAGGCAATTCACGATAACAAGCACGAACAAGTGCTAGAAGAAAAACGCAACACGTTAAAAGAAACAAGTTTACAATATGTAAGCAATCAATCACAACTTGAAGAACATATTGATACACTATCTGAATTAGGCGACCCTGGCTCCCCTCCCAAAGTGTTTTATGAAAATAAAGAAGATGCTATCAATCATAGAAACA